CGTGGCCGACCTCTACAACAAGTTCAACGCCAAGCGGAGGTAAGCGATGCCCCAGGGTCAGGTCATCGGACGCGTCAGTGTCCGCGTCCTGCCGGACACCAGTGAGTTCCGACGCAAGGCTGAGAACCAGCTCGCCAAGGACGAGAAGAAGCTCAAGGTCGAAGTCCAGGTCATGCCGAACATGGCCGGGTTCGAGCGGGAACTCCTCACCGAGATCTCTAAGATCAGCCAGCGCAACCGCCAGTCGGACGCTCGCAAGGTGAAGATCTACACCCGCATCGACACGAGCACGATGAACGGCGAGCTGGCTCGGGCGGTCCGGGCCTACACCAACCGCGCCAAGAACGGCGACAAGGTCAAGCTCCAGTCCGAGATCGACGCGGGCGACATCAAGCTGAAGATCAGCGACGAGTCGCTGCGCGAGATGACGCACCAGATCCAGGACTGGCGGGACGACAACTCCCCGCTGAAGATCAAGATCGAGCCGGACATGAGCGCCCTCGGTGGCGCCGCTACCTCCGCTCGCCTGGGCATCCTGACCCGGCCGCGCACGGTGTCGATCGTCCCCGAGCTGAACAACGCGGCTGTCGCCAAGGTGGCTACCGCGCTGGCTGCGCTCTCCGGCATCCGCGTGCTGAACAACCTCTTCGAGAAGTTCGGCAACATCCTGAAGAACCTCGACAAGAGCGTCCCGGTCATCGGCTCGCTTGCGTCGGCCATCGCCGGCCTCGCTGGCATGGCGCTCGCTGGTGCGAGCAACCTCTTCGCGCTGTCGGCGTCGCTGGCTCAGATCGGACCAACTGTCGCCCTGCTGCCCGGACTTCTGGGTGGCTTCGCGGTCGGCATCGGCGTCACGATCGCCGCGCTGAAGGACTTCAACAAGGAGATCCCCGAGGTCAAGAAGACCCTGTCGGAACTCCAGAACACGATCAGCTCGAACTTCTGGGACAAGGCCCGCGCTCCGATCAAGGAGATGGTCGACTCCCTGCTCCCCGCCTTCCGTAAGGGTGTTGCCGACACGGCCACCGAGCTCGGCGGGTTCTTCGGCTCCTTCGCCTCCAACCTCGGTACGTCGCTCGGCCCCGCGCTGGGCCAGATGTTCGATGACCTGTCGTCGTCCATCACCATCGCGACCGGTGGAACCAAGGCGTTCGCCGACATCATCGCCACCCTGGGCAAGGTCGGTACCTCTTACCTGCCGCAGCTCTCGCAGTGGTTCGTCGACATCTCGCAGCAGTTCGCCGACTTCCTGAAGGCCAAGGGCGAGAACGGGATCAAGGCCGAGATCGACGAGGGCATCCAGGCCCTGAAGGATCTGGGCGGCGTCCTCTACAACGTCTACGGCATCCTGTCTGGCGTCGCCCGTGCGGCGACCGAGGCGGGCGGCACGTCCCTCGGGACACTGAACGACGCACTGGCCAGCATTCACAAGACGGTCGACAGCGACGGCTTCCAGAAGGGCCTCACCGAGGTCTTCAAGGCCGCGCATGAGGCGATGAACAACATCGCCACGACGTCCGGGCCGGCAGTCAAGAACCTGTTCCTGGAGCTCGGCTCGCTGCTCACGACGGTCCTCCCGAAGGCCGGCGAGATCATCGGTACGGCGCTGGACGCGGTGGCTTCGGCTCTCGCTCAGCCCGCTGTGACCGAGGGCATCTCGGCCATGTTCGATGGACTGCTCGGTGCAGTGCAGGCCCTCGCTCCCGCGATGGCTCCGCTCGGTCAGGCGCTCGGCGCGATCATGCAGGTCGTCGCCGCGATGCTCCCGGTCTTCGGCCAGCTCGTCTCGGCTGCGATCATCCCGCTCGCGGGCGCGTTCTCGACGCTGGCTCCGCAGCTCATCCCGATCGTCCAGCTCCTCGGCGGCGCGCTGACTCAGGCGTTCCAGACGCTGGCTCCGATCATCCAGCAGATGGTGCCGATCGTCGGCGACCTGCTCGGTACGGCGTTCCAGTTCCTCGGGACGATCCTGCCTCCGATCGCTGCGATCTTCGGGCAGATCCTCCAGGCCGTGATGCCTCTGGCGTCCGCCCTGATGGATGCGCTCGCTCCGATCCTGCCCGTGCTGGCTCAGGCGCTGACCACGATCTTCACGGCCCTCCAGCCGGTGATCGCCATCGCACTTCAGATCATCAAGGCAGTCATCGAGCCTCTGCTTCCGATGCTGTCCGAGGTCGTCCAGGCTGTCCTGCCTCCGCTGGCCGACGCGATCTCTCGCGTGGTCGAGGCGCTTCAGCCGTTCCTTCAGGCACTGCTCGCGGTCGTCAACTTCCTGATGCCGATCCTCGTTCCGATCCTCCAGTTCATCATCGAGATCCTGGCCGGCGCGCTGGTCGCTGCGATCAACGGTGTGGGCCTGGTCCTCGAAGGACTGAAGGAACTGTTCGTCGGCGTCTGGGACGCCATCGTCGGCTACTTCACGATGATCTGGGGCATCTTCGAGGGCATCTTCACCGGCAACTGGGACACCTTCAAGCAGGGCTTCTCTCAGCTCTGGGACGGTATCTGGGGAATTCTGAAGGGCATCTGGGACATCATCCTCGGTGCGCTGGAAGTCTTCTTCAATGTCGGAATCCTGGGCACTGCCGGTAAGGCGTTCAAGGCCATCGGCGCTCTGTTCAAGTCGGCATGGAAGGCCATCGGCGAGATCTTCACGGGAGCCTTCGCGGCGATCCGTGGGTACGTCTCCCTGTTCTTCACCGGAGCCAAGGGCCTGGTGATGGACGGACTGAAGGCCATCGGCAAGTTCTTCTCGGACGGCTGGAAGGCCATCACTGGCGGCGTCCGCCTGTTCTTCACTGGCGCCAAGGCCCTGGTGATGGACGGCATCAGGGCGATCGGGAAGTTCTTCTCGGACGGCTGGAATACCGTCAAGACCGCCACCACGACCGCGCTCGGCAGGCTCGTCTCTGCCGTGGGTGAGTGGATCGGCAAGGCCATCACCAAGGTCAAGGAGCTGCCCGGCAAGGCGAAGGCTGGCCTGAGCTCGCTCGGGTCGACGCTGAAGAATGCCGGTATCGAGCTCATCAAGGGCTTCATCTCCGGCATCACGTCGATGTTCAGCTCGGTCAAGAACAAGCTCGGTGACCTCACCAGCAAGCTGACCGACTGGAAGGGTCCGCTCCCCAAGGACAAGGTCCTTCTCTACAACGCTGGTGTTGTGATCATCAAGGGTCTGATCAAGGGCCTTGAGTCGCAGTTCAGCAACGTGAAGAAGAGCCTGACTGACCTGACCTCCCTGATCGGGAAGGCCAAGCTCAGCAAGGCTGTGACCGCCAAGGTCAAGGCCGACCAGGCGCAGCTCAACCACCTGCTCTCCTCGTACGAGAAGCTGAAGACCAAGGTCGACGACGCCAAGAAGTCCCTCGCGGACCTCAAGAAGGCGAAGGCCGACTACGCCGCGAACATCGCCCAGAAGATCGTTGACGACGCCAACGTCACGCACATGGAGGGCGGCTTCTCCGGAATCCTGGAGCAACTGAAGCAGTCGGTGGACCAGGCGAAGCACTTCGCTGACGTCCTCGCCAAGCTGAAGAAGCTCGGGCTCAACCAGGAGATGTTCGATCAGCTCGCGCAGGCCGGCCCCCAGGCAGGCATGGAAGCGGCTGAGGCGATCCTCGGCGCGGGCTCGGCTGGCGTCAAGCAGGTCAACGACCTGGAGAAGCAGCTCCAGGATGCTGCGGCCAAGGTCGGAGCGACCGCAAGCCAGGTGATGTACGACAACGGCATCCACATGGCTGAGGGTCTGGTCAAGGGTCTGGAGTCGCAGGCCAGCAAGATCGAGAAGCAGATGCTGAAGATCGCGGACTCGATGGTGAAGGCCATCAAGAAGGCGCTCGGCATCCACAGCCCCTCGCGGGTGCTGGCCAAGATCGGCGCCTACGTCGGTCAGGGCTTCCGGAAGGGTCTGATCTCCGAGCAGGGCAACATCGCTCAGGCGGTGGAGGACAGCCTGCTCATCGGACAGACCACCAACTCCACGGCGCGGAACATCGCTTCGGCGGTGGGAAGCGCCCTGGGCAACGGCTCCTCGAACGGAGGCAGCTCGAAGACTCTCAACTACTACGCGGCACCCGGCTCCTCGCTCGGCTCCGAGGAGGATCTGTTCGCCGCCGCCAACCGAGCCAGGATGGGATGGTGAAGTAAGTGCCGAAGCTCCTGCTGGTGAGCGGTGCGGACACGATCGACCTCAACGAGATCGACGAACAGGGGGTGGGCTTCCAGGCCAAGTCCGGTGTGACTGGCCTGGGCCTGCCCCCGGTCTCGGTCCAGTGGCTGGAAGGCGCCGGAGACGGCGCCATCTTCCGCAGGACCCGCGTACAGACCAGAGACATCGACATCCCCATCGAGATCCTGGCGCTCGACCGAGCGGACCTTCAGGCGAAGCTCTCCCGGCTGGCCCTTGTGCTGGCCGGGGGGTGCTCCCTGGTCCTCGTCAACGGCGACGGGGTCCGCTGGTCGACCGACGTGCATCGAGTCGGAGGTGGCGAGTACACCTACGGCGAGGACACGATCGGCGAGAACGAGTTCCAGACGGTCCTCACCCTGCGGGCCGGCGACCCGTACTTCACCAGCTCTGCGCAGCAGGTGCGTACGATCTCGGGCGCGTCCAGCGCGGGCGCGTTCCTGTCCAACATGGTGTCGATGACCGTCGCCCCCTCTCAGGCGATCGGCTCCATCGACCTCTTCAACTCGGGTGACGCTGCGGCGTACCCGGTGTGGGAAGTCCGTGGTCCGGGTGACCACTTCGTCGCCACGTCACCCACGGGCGAGACGCTGAAGTGGAACGGCACCCTCACTGCCGGACAGAAGCTCATCGTCGACACCCGCAAGGGGACGGTGGTGGACGAGACCGGCGCCAACCGGTACGACCTGTTGGACACTGCTCCACGCTTCTGGACCGTCCAGCCTGGCAACTCCACGGCGACCGCCTCTCTGTTGAACACCACCAGCGCCTCGCAGATCACCTGCTCCTGGTACCCCCGGAAGTGGATGGTGATCTGAGTGAAGCTGGAGGACATCACCGTTGAGGTGCGTGACAAGAACCTGGTCCGCAGGGGCGTCATTCGCCCCGAGGAGCTGGACCTCGAACTCACGGACAACTTCAACAACCTCGGCTCATGGAAGCTGACCCTGGCGTCGGAGCATCCGCTGTGTGACACGCTGCGGACGCCCGGCTCCGGGGTCATCGTGACCGGGCCAGACGACGTCCTCATGTCCGGGCCGATGGTGAAGTCGGAGTTCTCTTCGACCCCCACCGACCCGGACGGGACGGTCTCCTTCGAGGGCGTGTCTGACACTGTCTGTCTTGCAGATGCACTGGCCTTTCCACAGCCGTCCAACCCGGACGGCGCCAGTCAGACAGAGGCGCATGACGTCCGCTCCGGCAAGGTCGAGACCGTCATGCACGCGTACGTCAACGCCAACATCGGCCCGTCAGCTCCGGCCGCTCGTCGCAAGACGGGGCTCATCATGGGCACGGACGGAGCGCGCGGGCCGATCATCAACCAGTCTGCCCGCTTCCCGGTGTTGGGCAACCTGCTCACCGAGATCGCGCTGTTGGGCAAGCTCGGTTTCCGTGTCGTGCAGCGTGGGGCGAACCTGGTCTTCGAGACCTACGCCATCACCGACCGCACGGCGTTCGTCCGGCTCGACGTCCGCAACGGGACGCTCTCCGGACAGAAGGTCGACAACGCCGAGTCCATCGCCGCAGAGGCTGACTGGGGCCGGCGCATCGAGCAGTTCATCGACCAGCGCAACACCGACGACTGGACCGAGCTCCAGCAGGCCGGAGACGAGGCGCTGGAAGACGCGGGCTTCACCGCGATCAACGTCCAGGTCGTACCGATGGAGGACAGCCAGGCCCGCTTCGGCAAGGAGTGGGGACTGGGCGACAGCCTCGTCGTCATCGTCGATGACCAGGAGCTGAAGTCCGTCGTGACCGGCTACGTCATGAAGGCCAACCGCGACGGCTTCCAGCTCGGCGCCCTGCTCGGTGACGCCACCGGCTTCGACGCCAACGCCGCGCTGAACAAGCGCGTGACCAACACCGAGACCCGCCTGTCCAACTTGGAGGCCAACTCCACGGGCGGTGGCTCCTCTCCGTCCGATCAGATCATGCAAATCATGGGGGTGTGGTAAGCGATGGCGAACACGCCGAAGCGCCTGTCCAGAGGCAACACTTCGACGACGCTCACGACCGTCTACACGGTGCCGTCGAGCACGACGACGATCGTGACGAACATCGTGGTGGCCAACTCGGGCACCAGTGCGGCGACGGTCCTGATTCAGCTCAATGGGCTGGCGATCATCCCGAACACCTCGCTCCCCGGTAACGGCATCTTCACCCTCGACATCTCTCAGGTGATGGACGCGGGCGACACGGTCAAGGTCCAGGGCAACACGACGACCTGCCAGTACTTCATCAGCGGAGTGGAGGTGACAGCCTGATGGGCTTCTCGGTAATCCCGGTGCCTGCCATCTCCGGCTTCACGGGCCCGCAGGGTCCGGCTGGCACGATCCCGTCTGATCCGGTCTTCACCGGGTCGGCGGGTATCAACGACACCTCGGGCGACCCGAACCTCGACATCAAGAAGAATGGGTCGCTTCGCTGGAAGGTCCGCTCGGCGGGCAGCGAGACCGGCTCGAACAACGGCTCCGATCTGTGGGTGGAAGCCTTCGCCGACGACGGCACCACGAAGATCAACGACCCCATCTGGATCTCCCGCACGCTCGGCCAGGTCTCGATCGGCATCGCGAACAGCACGCAGAGCGGCGTCGCCCTGAGCGTCAACGGAGCCATCGGTACGCGAGACATCGCAGCCGACCCGGCCACCACGACCATGGGCGCGCAGCTCTACTCGAAGGCCGGCAAGCTGTGGGTGCAGACCGCGTCCGGGGCCGAGAAGTTCCAGGTCGTCAACTCCGTCGCGAAGGCGGGCAACTCACAGATCGACGGCCAGTACGTCTGGCTGAACACGGCGGCTGGCACCTACCGGGCCTTCGGCTACAAGACCGCAGGCGTGGACCGCTGGCTCTTTCAGGTCGACGACGCTGCCGAGTCCGGATCGAATGCCGGCTCGAACTTCCGCCTGTCCGCCCGCAACGACGACGGCTCCTTCAACAAGACCGTCGTCTACGCGAGCCGGGCCACCGGACAGGTCGCCCTCGGTACGACCGCGCTGCATGGCGAGGCGTCGGTTACGTCTGCCGGAGCGATCGGTCTGCGAGACCTGGCGGCCGACCCGGCGACCGCCACGGGCGGCGTCTTCCTCTACTCCAAGGCCGGCCTGCCCTACATCAAGCAGGCGGACGGCACGGTCTTCCAGGTCGGGGCCGGAGGCTCGGGCGGTGCGGTCAGCTCCGTCAACGGCATGACCGGCGCCGTGGCCCTGGACGCTGGCGATGTCGGCGCGGTCCCCGCAGTCGGCGGCCAGCCGACGTTCGACAACTTCATGCTGATCAACGCGACGGCCGACACCAACTACGGCATCGTCGGCATGCGCAAGCTGAACAAGAAGCGCTGGGCCTTCATGGTGTCCGGCTCTTCGGAGACCGGCTCCGACGCGGGCTCGAACTTCCTCCTCCAGTCCTACACGGACGCGGAGGTCGACAAGACCGCGCACATCTACGGGGACCGCGCCTCTGGCTCGACGACGGTCGGCTCGACGAACGTCATGAACGGCGCTCGCCTGGCTGTCGAGGGCGGCGCCATCGGCGTCGTAGACCAGGCAGCGGACCCGACCACCTCCTCGCTCGGCGCTCACTTCTACTCGAAGTCTGGGCGGCCGTACATGAAGCGGAGCTCGGCCGCGACTGGCGGTGTGGCCAGCTCGGTCTTCCAGGTGCAGCCTCGGCCGGACACCTTCCAGCCGGAAGACCTGGGCCTGGTGGCCTGGACCTCCGACCCTGCGGACTGCATCTCGACCGGCGCCTTCACCGGCACCACGAATGCCCGAGTCGCTGCGGTGTACCTGCGCGAGCCGAAGACCGTCACGAAGATCGCGTGGCACTTCACCGGCTACGCGGGCGGCCTGCTGGTCAACTCCTGGGCTGCGGTCTACAACTCGTCCGGCACTCGGGTGGCGTACAACGACGCGATCTACACCGGCACGAACGAGCCCGCCGAGCAGCACGGTGTGGGTGGTGGAACTTCCTACGTGCCGGTGACTAGCACCACGCTGGCGGCTGGCCTCTACTACATCGTCTGGCGGTTCGTCTACACGACCTCCCCTGCGGACGGTCCGATGTGCCTCCAGTACGAGAACAGTGCAGGAGCTCCCCCGAACGTCTTCGGCCTGAACAACACCAAGAGGTTCGGCGTGCTCGACGCGACCAGTCAGAACACCTCGTACACGTCCCTGACCCTCGCCAACATCCAGAACGGCGCCAACCGCTTCTGGGCCGCCCTCGCGTAAGGAGGTGTGCAAGTGTCAGCATCGCTCTACCCGCCCCCTGTGGCGACCCCCACGGTGACGACGACCGGCCTCACCGCCTCGACCAACTTCACCGTGGCTGGCTTCTACGGAAGCAAGATCAACGGGGTGTGCATGGTGCACTGCTACGTCACCTACACACCGTCCCCGAGCACGGACACCCTGCCCCCGTCTCCGAACAACGCGAACATCGCCGACACCCAATGTGCCGTCCTGCCTGCCGGGTACTGGCCGCCCACGACGGTCAACTTCACCTGGGGCGACGGGACCATTGACGGCGAGGGCTACATCAACTCCACCGGAGGCGTCTGGCTCCGGACGATCAGCACGGATCAGGTCATGCCGACCGGCCGGAACATCCGCATCACCTCGACCTTCACCCTGTAACCGAGGAGGACCCTCCAAGTGGCGATCACTTCGTACCCCTTCGACGCTCAGTCGATTACCGAGACCGACTACTCGCGCCTGTTCCGCGAGTTCCAGGAGACTGGAGTTGCTGACGGAGTCGGAGGCTCCGCGTTCTACACCTACGCGGACGGCACTGGCATGACCGTCAAGGTCAGCCCTGGCTTCGCCATCGTGCGCGGTCACGCCATCTACTCGACGGCGACCGAGACGCTGACCGTCGCGGCGTCCAACACCTCGGCCCGCGTGGACCGCGTGGTCCTGAAACTGGACCCGGCAGCCAACTCCATCACAGTGGCCGTCAAGACGGGAACGGCCGGCTCCTCGACTCCACCCACCCTGACTCAGACGGACACGGGCGTCTGGGAGTTCGGCCTGGCTACGGTCGCGGTCGGCGCCAACGTCACCTCGATCTCCGCCGCCTCCGTGACGGGCGAGCGCAAGTTCCTCGGCAACTCGGTGGGCGGCTGGACCACCGCCACCCGCCCCGACTCCCCCCGCATCGGGCGCCTGGGCTTCAACCAGTCGACCAGCACCTGGGAGTTCTGGAACGGTACGGCGTGGGCCTCGCTGGTCGCGGCGGTCGACTGGAACAGCCTGAGCAACAAGCCGTCCACGTTCGCTCCGTCCACGCACACGCACGGCTGGGCCGACATCACGGACAAGCCCACGACGTTCCCTCCGGCTGCGCACAACACCGACTGGTCGACGATCGTCAACGAGCCGTCCACGTTCCCGCCGTCGACCCACTCGCACACCTGGACCTCGATCACTTCGAAGCCGTCCACGTTCCCGCCGAGCTCGCACTCCCACTCCAGCTACCTGGAGTCCGGCGACACGATCTCCTGGGCGAACGGCTCGAAGAAGCCGTACTCCAACACGGCGACGGACGGCACCTGGTACGCAGTGTGGGTCGAAGGCTCCGGCACCTTCTGCCGCAACACCTCCGCCCGGAAGTTCAAGGAGAACATCCAGGACTTCGAGATCGACCCGGACACCGTCCTGAAGATGCGGCCGGTCATCTACGACCGCAAGGACCAGGTCGACGAGGAGACTGGCAAGCTCCGTCCGGGCCGCAAGGGCGAGGTCGGCCTGATCGCTGACGAGGCCCACGACCTCGGGCTGAACTGGATCGTCCAGTACATGGACGGCGAGGTCGACGCCCTGCGTTACGACCTGCTGGGCGTTGCCCTGCTCCCCGTCGTTCAGCGCCAGGCCAAGCAGATCAGCGACCTGGAAGAGCGCCTGGCCGCGCTGGAGGAGAAGCTGTCGTGATCGCCCTCGCCATGGAGCCGGGTGTGCAAGTGGCGCTGGTGACGGCAGGCGGCACTGTAGCCGTCGCCGCCATCGGCGTCTTCGCCGAACTCCTTCGCCGCCAGACCGCCACCCTCTCCGAGGTGCGCGACCAGGTCTCCAACACCCACGACACCAACCTGCGCGACGACCTCGACGCCGTGATGTTCCGCATCGACCGCGTCATCGACAACCAGGAGCGCCACGGCGAAGCCCTGGATCGCCACGGCCGAGAGCTGTCCAGCTTGCGCGAAGAAGTCGCGCACGAGCGCCGCGAGCGCCTGTCCGTCGAAGAGCGCCTGGACGACCACATCGTCTCGGCCGCTGCCTGACCACCCCATCCCTGAAGGCCCTGTCTCCGAGCGAGGCAGGGCCTTCGTCGTACCCAAGGAGGTTCGCTCTCTTGACTGCGCACATCTACCCCGGTGGCAACTCCACTGTTCAGTGGTTCGGCAAGGCGTACTCCGGTGACGCCATGCCCCACCCCAACGTCATCGTCCTGCACACCACCGAGGGCGGCTCGTTCCCCTCGTACGGTGGTGGCGGCTCGGCGCCGACCTTCACCGTCAAGGGCAAGGAGGTGCACCAGCACTTCTACGCCAACCACTCCGCTCGGGCCCTGGTCAACAGGGCTGGGGGCGTCGAGACCAACACCCTCAACGTCATCCAGATCGAGCTCGTCGGCACCTGCGCCAAGGGTGGGCCCGGCCTGTACTGGCCCGGCGCTGACGACGACGACCTCGCGGGCCTGGTCGACCTGATCGACTGGCTGACCGACACCTACGACGTCCCGCTCGTCTCCACCTCGAAGCCGTGGCTGAGCTACCCGACGAGCTACGGCTCGAAGAGCGGGCAGCGCATGAGCTTCGCCGAATGGGACGCGTTCAAGGGGATCTGCGGTCACCAGCACGTTCCCGAGAACGACCACGGCGACCCCGGCAACTTCCCGATCGCGCGGCTGATCGAGCTGGTCAAGGCGAAGAAGGGCAAGCCCGCTCCCACCAAGCCCGCGCCGGCCCCCGCCAAGCCTGCGCCCAAGCCGGTCTCGAAGATCGTGTCCCTGAACCCGGCCGTCAAGCCCGGCGCCCGGCACGCGCAGGTCAGGGACCTCCAGCACTTCCTGGTGAAGGCGGGCTACGGCCCGATCCCTGGCGCGTACAGCACCTACTACGGCCCGGAGACCCAGAAGGCGGTCGCCCGGTTCCACAACAAGAACCCCCACCTGCGCACCGCAGGCAAGTCGTACGACCCGGTCATCGGCAAGTCCGGCTTCAAGGAGCTTCAGAAGGAGGCTGGCATCAAGTGAGCAAGCACGCGAAGGTGACGAGTAAGGGCCTGGCGCGTATCGCCGGGGCCCTGCCCACCAAGTACAAGTCCAAGGCCGGGCTGGTTGCGGCCTCCGTTGGCGTGGCCCTGTCCCTGGCCACCTACTTCGGCACTGACTACCCGCAAGTCGCGCTTGTGATACAGGCGCTGACCGCGTTCGGTTTCGTCGAGCAGTCCGACTCGGAATGAGAGATGCCCCCGCTGGCCCTGTGGCTGGCGGGGGCGCTCTTGTCGTCTCAGCCCTGCTTGGAGCGCTCGATCTCTTCGAGGGACACGACCTTCGGGCGCCGTCGTGAAGGTGTCGCCACCTTCTTGGCTGCCGCCTTCTTGACCGGCTTCGGTGCAGGCTCGGGCTCGGGCTCGGGCTCGGACTCCCCATCCATCTCGGCCTCTTCCAGCCACTCCTCGAACGGCTCAGCGTGCTCCTCGCACAGATCCTTCGAGATGCTGCGGCCGTCGCTCGCTGTGATTGTGTAGGTCTTCGCCGGGAACTTCTTGTCGATGTCGCATGCCGTCACCTGGAGCTTCATGCTTCCCTCCCGTGTGAATGTGGGTGTGAGTTCCACGATACCTGTGCAAGGTTGACCGTGCTGGGATACTGTGGAAGTGTTGCACAGTCCCAAGATCACGACGAGGCGAGGAGGCACATGGGTAAGCGCAAGATCCAGGACGAGCAGGAGGTCATCCGCTGGTTCGAGGAAGGGCGCACCTACGCTTGGATGATTGACGAGTACAAGCGTAAGTACAACATCGACACGGTCGCGTCGATGTGGGGCAACTTCCGACGTCGGCGAGGACTGGACCGGCGAATCGTGCGGGACGACGAGCTCATCCCCTGGTTCGTGAAGGAGGAGCACCGCTGGGCCTACCCGCTCGCGATGCTCCGGGCAGAGGCTCGCAGCCGCGCCGGCAAGGAGCTGACGGAGACAGATCGGTCCCGGCTGGCGAACTGGCTGGAGATGCTGAAGGAGGAGGACGCGGTCGTTCACTACGACCCGGACACCGAAGAAGGCTTCTTCTACGTCCCACGTCAGGAGGGTGATGACGACCTCATCCACCGCCCGAAGCAGAAGACAACGCCCCGCCCCAACGCCGACCGCGACTGAGCCGGCACCCACTGGCAGAGCCCCCGCACTCGAACTGCGGGGGCTCTGCTCGTTCCAGCCTACGAAACCAATGGTAAAAGTTTCAAATTCCTGGTAAATAGAGTGCAACCATCTGCGGAACTCCGGAGTCTTAGATTCCGGAAGTGCGTGCTGCGTACAGTCATCTGCTCGATACGGAGTCATGTGTTCCAGTCGTGAAGATTCAGTGACCATGGGCCTTGACAGATCATCCTCGGTCCGTGCAAGATGAATCTTGTCAGCGACACTTACACAGATTGGAGGCGATACGGTGGCACACCATCTCGGGGAGGGGCCGACCGCCACACCTGGCGGCTGGCGCGGGGAGTACGTCTCCCCCGGAGGCAACGTCAAGCTCGTCATCGACGAGGAGGCGTACGACTTCCACATCATCGCGGGGCCCGGCCACAAGGGTGCGGAGCTCAGACGTGTGCTTGACGAGGCCGCGAGGCGTGGCCTTGAACTGCTCGACGATGACGAGATCGAGCCCGAGATCCTGGAGGATGACAGCATCAAGATCTACCTCTGCCCGACCGTGGTTCCTGCGACGCTGCGCCTGGTGGCCGCGTGAGCCTGAACCTGATGGAGATCCCGCAGGCCAAGCCCCTGCACCCGAACCTCTCGGTACCGCGTGACGGCTGGGGCCGTCCGCTCATCGTTCCCGAGGGCGGCGGCAAGCCGAAGGGCCACACCCGCACCACGACGTTCATCGACTGCATCGAGGACAAGTCGAACCTCATCGACTGGCAAGGCCGCATGGTCCTGCTCGGCTCGGCGAGCCGGCCTGACCTGCTGGAGAAGACGAAGGGCCTGGACCCCGACGACCCGGCCGACAAGAAGAGGCTCAACGCCCTGACCGAGCAAGCCAAGGACGCGGCGGGGGCGAACGAGAAGTCGCGCAAGGGTACGTACCTGCACGACCTGTCGGAGTACGTGGACCGTGGCGAGCCCCTGCCCAAGACCATCTCGGGTGCGGACCTCGACGACATGGCCGCGTACATGATGGCCACGTCCGTGCTGAAGGTCGTCGCGATCGAGCAGTTCGTCGCGGTGCCCGAGCTGTCCGTGGGTGGCACGTTCGACCGGCTGTCGTACTACGACGGGCCGGGCCCGGACGGCAGGCCGATCTCGGGCAACTTCATCACGGACACGAAGACCGGCACGATCGAGTACGGCAAGCTGAAGATGGCGTCGCAGCTCGCGGTGTACTCGCGCGGCAAGCTGTACGACCACGCGAAGTTCCCGGTGGACACCGGGGACGAGAAGGCGTTCAAGGCGTGGAAGAAGCAGGAGTTCTCGGCCGAGCAGGCGGCTGCCGCTTACTCGCCGCTGCCTCCTGTGAACCAGGACTGGGGCATCATCGTCCACTTGCCAGCGGGCACCGGAGTGTGTAACCTGTACTGGGTCGACCTGAACATCGGGTGGGCGCTGGCGAACCTTGCACTCACCATCCGCAAGGCCCGCTCGACGAAGGGCGCGATGAAGCCCTTCGTGACGCAGGCCACATGAAGCCAGCTTGACTTGCACACCGAGACTGTGTAAGTTGGACAACGTCAACGAGGGAAACCCCGGAGACAACGAGGTAAGCGAAGGTTGCACACCGACCGAAGATCGGATACGGTGGACAACGACAGCGAGAGAGAGGGGAACGAAACACAGTGAGCGAACTGAGCGTCACGATCAAGTACGACAAGGGGCACGACGCCACCTGGGCGGTCTTCCGGGGAACGCCGGGTGAGATCAGGGCCGACGTCATGGAGTTCTTCGGCATGGACCCCGCCACGCAGGTGGGCCTGAGCCTGAGCAGCATCGTCACGAACGCGACGCAGATCGCACACGGCAAGGGCCTGATCGCTACGGCGCTCGGGGCCACGGTGATCGAGGAGAACACCGAGCCGGCCAAGCCTCCGACCGACGACCCCTGGGCGGCTGCGTCTGCCACCCAGTCCGCCCCCTGGCCGGGTAGTGCAAGTGTCGCAGAGCCGAAGAAGGAAGACCCGAACGCGTACATCCTCGGGGAGATCGAGAAGCAGACCACGGTCGACGGGCTGAAGAAGCTGTGGGCCGCGAACCAGTCCTTCTTCTCGGACGCGGCGGTCATGGCCGCCTGGAAGGCGAAGGGCAAGTCGCTTCAGTGAAGCACCTGCCCGAGATCGTAGGCGCCGTCTTCGTGGCCGCGCTGATCGCGCTCTTCGCCTTCATCTGGACCTCGGCCCCTTGTGGGCTGTGGCAGTACAGCAAGGCCGGGGACATGCCCGGTCGCTGCATCAACAAGTAATCGCACCGTAACTGCCCGCGTGGGCAACGAACGAAGGAGATCAACACAGTGGCTCTCAACCTCATCGACATCCCGGTCCAGGGCGGCGGCTGGTTCAAGCCGAAGGACAACCTCAGCGCTCCTGCCATCCTGCTGGAGGTCCACTCCTTCGAGCGCCAGCGTCCGACCCCGAACGGCCCGAAGGACTCCGTCCTCGCGGACGTGACCGTCTTCCAGGACGGCGCGGCTCTCCAGGCCGGCACCCCCCAGGTAACCAAGGGCCAGAGGATCGAGCAGACCATCCTCGCCCGCGACCTGGAGACCATCGTCGGTGGCGCCACGATCGTGCGCCTGGAGCAGGTTCCCCCGAAGAAGCCCGGCGCGCACCCGGCGTGGGTCTGGCGTCCGGTGACCGACGCGGCTGTCCGCAACGCCGTGGTCGCGTACGCCGAGAAGCGGGAGAAGGCGGCTGAGGAGGCCGTCGCGGACGCTCCGGACTTCGACTGATCTGACTGTGTAAGTGTCGCTACGAGAGGGGGGAGGTTCATGAGCGGGCGCCAGCCCGCAGGAGGGAGGTCTCAGTGAGACCGAGCTGGGACGAGTGGGCCCTGGCCATGGCTGACGTCGTGGCTACGAGAGCCGACTGCACACGCTCCAAGGTCGGAGCCGTAATCCTGAGCCGGACACATCGTGTCCTTGCCGTGGGGTACAACGGAGCCATCGCCGGTATCCCCGGCTGCGAGAGTGCGGGCAACTGCCCGCGAGGGCAGATGTCCTACGGCGAGATTGCGGCGGACAGCGACTACTCGAACTGCATCGCGACGCACGCCGAACGTAACGCCATCGAGCACGCCGATCCGTACGAGCTGGCAGGCGCCACGCTGTACGTCACCCGGAAGCCGTGCCCGGCCTGCCAGACGCTGATCGAGGCGTCCGGCATCAAGAAGACCATCTACCGAGAGGAGTCCACTCAGTGCTCACCCCAGGCAGGTCCCTTGCGCTCCATGCTGCAAGCGG